ACAATTATAAAACTAAATTAAAAGACTCTTTAAATAAATTAAAAGAAGCTAGTAATTTAATTATTAATCTAAAAAAAGACATTAAAGTTAATGAAAATGTAAGACAAGAATTAAGAGAGAAAAAACAAGAAATTACAAATTTAAATAGTCAAGTTTATTCTTTATCAAAAGAGGTAACACATCTTTCAAGTTTATCACAAGAAAATTCTATATTAGAAGCTAAATTGGAAAAAGCTCAAAGTTTTCAAGATATAATAGTTGATAGAAAAGATGAGTTTAATAAATTTTTAAAAGAAACAAATAATTTAAGCACATTTAAATTAGTTGGAACATTAACAGAAATTTCAAGAAAAAAACAAGGTGGTGAAAAATTAACTTGGAATGATTGGTTAAAAATACCAGAAAGTAATTATTTGTTTCAATTAGATGAAGAGATAGCTAAAAAAATATTTAACGAAAGTCAAATGATAGCTGATAAATCAAGAATATCATTAAAGGCTAATTTGAATGAAGCTAGACATTACACTACTGGTAGAGGAGATGCGCCTGATTTAACATTAGAACCATTAAAAATATTAGGATTAGCATTTTATGGTAGTAATCAAGGTGAAAATATTTATAGTTCTTCATTTGATGCTGATTGGGGTACTCAAAATGAAGTAACACAAATTACAGATTTTAGTGATAATCAAAACCATATAGTGGTAATGCAAACATCACATTCAGGTGATACATCTGGATTAAAAGACGGAACTACAGCCATAGGTAATCCACACATTGATACAGGTTCAAATGGTATAAGATTTGGGTATAGACAACCACAAGATAATCCATCAAGAGCTGATAGAATGAGTTTTACAAACACTTTATTACTTGATGGATTTACTGCTTTTTATGTAATTCAACAACAAGATAATGCAGGTGATGATGCAGATGGTGAAACAGAAATCAGTTACTTAGGACAAGCTATTGGTGAGGGAAGTAACAATCAAATTTTCTTTAGAGGTAATTATTCTGGTGATGGTGGTAATGTTATTACTATTAGAGGAAATGATGGAAGTGATAACGATGCTGCTACTTTAAATGCAAGTTCAGATGTAGTATATAATACTAAATTCTTACTAACGGTTAAAAAGGCTTCATATGCTGATGGTGGATTGGTAACTGCATTTATAAATAAAACCAATGTTGGAACAAATGATGGCTTTACCAAAGATGTAGATGTTAAAATAAATATGATTGGTGATGATAGTTTTGCTTCAGATGCATTTGACTTATTTGAAATGGCTTACTATGATAGAGCTTTAGAAAGTGAAGAAGTAGAAAGGTTACAAACTTATTTTATAAATAGACAAGGATTAATTGATAACTTTCAATAATAAAGGATACTAATGGCTGTTCAACAAATCACACATAAGAAAATTACGAAGTTTGATACTTCTAATCCTAACTATAAAGAAACACCTAAACCTAAACAAGAAGTTAGTGGTAATGTTATGGATGATGAAGATGTTTATGGTGAAAGAAAACACACCTATACACCTGAACCAAATGGTAATTTACAAATGGAACAGATGATGGGTAAGTTGATGAATAAATTAGACAACTTTGATTCACCAAGTCAAACAGGAACAAAAGCCATTGAGGTGGATATTAAGAAAGAAATTGCAATTGGTAAAGCTGATATGAGTAGTATTAAGTCAGAAGAGGTTAAAGGTAAAGTGAATAATAAATTGGATAAATTGAAAAAACTGAGAAGACGAAATGGCAGTAAATAAAATTACAAACAAACAAGTGGTAAATAAAGAGTTAGTTAATAGAGCTAATGAAGTATCTACTAAAGGAACTACGATTCGTGGTAATAGAGAAACCACTATTATACCTGGTAATAACTTTTCAGATAATTATTCCATTACTTTAAAAGATGTTGATACTGCAGTTTTGAATCATGTCAAGAATGTAATGAAACCAAGAGTTAGAGAAGCTAATGAAACTTTAAAAATACCTGTATTTTATGGTAATGAAGAAAGATGGAAAGCGGTTAGAAAAAGAGGAGTATTAAGAGATAAAAACAACTCTTTAATTTTACCTTTAATTATGTTAAAACGAACAGAAATTACAAGAAATGATTTATCAGGACAATCATTTCCACACGATATTAGAAAAGAACATGTTGATGTGGTAAGGAGTTCAAGATGGAGTAAAGAAAATCAATATGATAGATTTTCAGTTCAACAAGGAGTTCAACCTGTTTATGAAAATGTAGTTACTGGAATGCCAAACTATACTGATGTAACATATGAATTTATACTATGGACAAACTTCATTGAACAAATGAATCCATTAGTAGAGTCTTTTGTAGACCAATCACATACATATTGGGGTGGTGGAACAAATAACAAATTCTTATGTACAATTGATAGTGTATCAGATGCTTCAGAAATGAATCAAGATGGTGAAAGATTTATTAAATCTACATTTACAGTTACATCAAAAGCTTATTTACTACCAGAATACTTAAATTCAGTAATTACCAATAAAGTATCCAATATGAAAAAATTCACAACACCATCTAAAGTTACTTTTTCACAAGAAGGTGATGCTACAGATGAACAAGTTGGAAAATAATTTACTTGTTTTCAAAATTTATATATATTTATATATAGTTAATTAACTAAACGGAGGTTACAATGGCAAAAGAAGTAAAATTCACAGAAGAAGAACTTAAACAAGTTCAAGACATACAAAACAAATACATTTCAATTCAAAATCAATTTGGACAATTAAAGTTAACTCAAATAAATTTAGATAATCAAGAAATTGATTTAGAGGAAGCTCTAAAAAATTTACAAACTGAAGAAAAGAAATTCTTAGATTTAACAACTGAGAAATACGGACAAGGAACTTTAAATCCTGAAACAGGCGTATTCACTCCAACTGAAAATAAATCTGAATAATAGAAAAATAAATTATCGTTTGGGGATTTAATCATATATTTATATATGAATAATACTAATGCGCAAAATAGTATATTTACCTCAAAATAAGTTAACTTAGGAGAAATTCAATGGCCGAAAAGATTATAAGTCCTGGTGTATTTACAAATGAAATAGACCAGACATTTTTACCTTCCGCTGTGGCTGATATTGGAGCTGCACTCGTTGGACCAACACTCAAAGGTCCTGCAGGAATCCCAACCGTTGTAACATCATTTTCTGATTTCCAAGCGAAATTTGGAGATGTTGTAAAAAGTGGTTCAAATTCATTCCAATTCTTAACCTCACATGCAGCTGAAGAATATTTAAAAAATTCAGATACATTAACCGTTGTCAGAGTTATGGCAGGTGATTTTGGACCAGCTACTGCTACTATTGGAACAACTGGTAGTACAACTGCAGCTGCGTTTGCAACTGCTTCAGTTCAAATTGTAGAAGATTTTGGAACAACACAGGATGATGAAACTCAAATTACAGTAGATGGTACTGAATTTAGATTCATAGCAACTGATCCAGTTGGTGGAATACCAGCAGATTCATCACCTATATTCTTCCATGCTACAGGTTCTACTTCATCCAGCTTTATAGATAATTTAGTTGCTGAAGTAAACGCTGCTAGTATTGGTGTTACAGCTTCAGCAGAAAGTGGTAACATACTTCAATTTACTGCTTCAAGTGCTGGAATAGGTGGTAATAGTATAACTGTTGAAACTGGTTCAAGTGGAACATTTAGTACAGTTGCCTCACTTAGTGGTGGAACAAATACTGGTGGTTCAACTGTGAATGCGTTCACATTAAAAACTATTGCTGACGGAACAATAATGAACAATGACCAAACTGTTAGTAGTACGAATAACATACTAACGAGTGGTTCAGTTCATAATATTAGGTTTGAAGTTTCAAATGTAAATACTAAAAAAGGTACATTTACATTATTAATTAGAGCCGGTAATGATAGTAATAAAAGAAAACAAATACTTGAAACATTTACAGGTGTAAATCTTGATCCTAACTCACCACAATTTATTGGAAAAGTGGTTGGTGACCAAAGACAAAGTGTTAGAACTGATGGAAGTACAAAATACTTAGAACTAACTGGTTCATTTCCAAATAAATCAAGATTTGTAACTGTTGAAGGTGTTAACCAAACAATAGATTATCTTGATGAAAATGGAAACATTAGAGATAATGCATTGTCTGCTTCTTTACCAAATCCAGGTAGTGGTTCAAACAATGGTGGATTTAGTGGAGGAACAGATGGAGTTAGTGGATTTAACGCTGTTGGTGGATTTAGTGGAACAGCAACACAACCAATTAACTTCTATGAAAACATAGGTTCTCAAACACAAGGGTTCACACCAACTACAATAGCTGATGCTCTTGGTGGAGCTGCTTATGCAGAAGCTCTTGATTTACTTGCAAACCAAGATGAGTTTGATATTAATTTATTATTACTTCCTGGTTTGACACACGATAATCATAGTGCAATTACCAATAAAGCAATTGATGTTTGTGAAGACAGAGGTGATTGTTTCACAATTATCGATCCAGTTGTTTATGGACAAAATCCAGGAGATGCAACTGCAAAAGCTGAAGAAGTTGATTCAAACTTTGCAGCTATGTATTACCCGTGGATAAAAGTTCCTGATTCACAAATTGCTGGAACTCAAAGATGGGTGCCACCATCAGTAGTATTAGGTGGAATATATGCATTCAATGATAGAGTTGCACACCCGTGGTTCGCTCCTGCTGGATTGAATCGTGGTGGAATCACAACTGCAATTCAAGCTCAAAGAAAACTAACTCAAGGTGAAAGAGATACATTGTATGATTCAAATGTTAATCCAATTGCTACATTCCCTGGACAAGGGGTAACGGTGTTTGGACAAAAAACATTACAGAAAAAAGCAAGTGCTCTTGATAGAATCAATGTTAGACGATTATTGATTAGAGTTAAGAAGTTTATCGCATCATCTTCAAGATTCCTTGTATTTGAACAAAATACAGCGGCGACAAGAAGAAGATTCTTAGGAATTGTTAATCCATTCTTAGAACAAGTTCAATCACAAAGTGGTTTGAGTGCGTTTAGAGTAGTGATGGATGAAACGAATAACACACCTGACACAATTGATA